ATGGTACGAAATAGACTATAGCTGGTATTCTTACGAGGATTTGTTGGTTTATAGACCGACCGAACAAGCGGCATTTGAACACCTTGACTGCTTAGCGCGGCTGTTTCGTGCCAGTAACCAACGTACTGACCTAAGTGAACAGGAATGGCTTGTGCTGACCAAAGACCTTGAACTGCGGCGCAAGAATGTGAATGCCAACATTACGCCGGTGGACATTGCGCTGCGCTTGTCCGGTTACACTCCGCAACAGGTGGAAAGTACCCTCAGGCAAATCAGCGTGGTGATGGCATTGCGCGAGGAACTAGGCTTGCCGGCATTACCAGTCATGCCGGCACAGTTCAAGCGGATTGTAAGGCGTTTGGAGCGTGTGGCGTGAACTTGCTACCAGCGATTACAGGCAGTAGGGGCGAGATTGCGCCCCTGCTGAACAAAGTGCATCACTGTGATGCGCTGGATTTGCTGCGGCGGCTGCCAGATCAATCGGTTGATATGGTGCTATGCGATTTGCCGTATGGCGTAACGGCGTGCGAATGGGACACGGTGATCCCCATTGAGCCAATGTGGAAAGAACTGAGGCGCGTGGCAAAAAAACGGGCAGCGATTGTGCTGACGGCTACACAGCCATTTACGAGCAGGCTGGTGAGCAGTAACTATGAGATGTTCCGATATGAGTGGGTATGGGTAAAAGCAAAAGCTACTAATCCTCTAAACGCTTATAGAATGCCAATGAAAAAACATGAATCTGTTTTAGTATTTGCTGTAAACTTTTGCGATTATTATCCTATTATGCGTAAAAGAGAAGACTCTAGCAATCGCTATAATCGCCCTTTGAATTATTCAAAAAACAACAAACAAATTGAATACTTAAACGCAGAAAGAATTAGTAAAAAGAAAATGCCGGAATTAAAAGTTCCAGATTCAGTTATCAATTTCCATTTAAGTGTTAGTGAATTTGGGTTACACCCCACGCAGAAGCCGGTTGCCCTGTTCGAATACCTGATTAAGACGTACACGCAGCCGGGCGAGATCGTGCTGGATATGACGTGTGGCAGTGGTACGACGGCTATCGCGGCGCGAAAGTGTAACAGGCAATTCATCTGCGGCGATCTGAGCGCGGAATATGTCGAGGTGGCACGGAAACGGCTACAGAATAGCGATCCGTTTCAGGCGACGATTCTGCCGGATGGCAGGAAGCAATTGAGCTTATTCGAGCACGTTTCTTGACCCCTTGACAAGCATGGTATACTGTAATTGTAAGCCGCGATGTCAGCGGCTTTTTTCATGCCACCGTCACGGGACACGCTTCTGTCATTTGCACAGGGCGTTGCAGTTCGATCCTGCAGGTAGGCACTATGCGCCCCATAGCGCAGACGATTCTTTCCCTCTCGTATGCGGAATGGGCAGGATTCTCCCCTTAGCCTGCCCTACTCCGAATAGGTATCCCATGACTGACTGGCAAAATCGAATTGTTGGCTACACGACCAAACGCGCTGACCAGCTAACAGGTAACCCACGCAACCCAAGACGACACCCGCAAAAGCAACGCAATGCGGTTAAAGGTAGTCTGGATACGCTGTGATGGATTGCGCCCGTGCTGGAAAACGTTCGCACGGGGTATCTGATAGACGGTCACGAGCGCGTCATGCAGGCGCTAGGCATGGGCGATGATACGCTTGTGCCTGTGATTCAAGTTGACTTAGCAGAACACGAGGAAGCGCAAGCATTAGCCACGTTCGATTACATTACGTATATGGCAGAGTTTGACCGTGATTCACTGGACAACCTGCTGCGAGAAATAAACAGCGACAATAACAGCGTGCAGGAATTGTTAGCGGAGATAGCAACTAATCAAACTCTATTCCCGCCAGATGTTTTGCCGTTAGATATACGTATTCCTAGTGACGTATTAGTTAATAAACTAAGATGGAAAACGTATGTTATACCTTTAACGCCAGTAGAAGATCAAGAACTAGAACGTATGTTAACTGCTTACTTAGATAAGCATGGTAACTTTTTTGGGGTAGTTAGTGAATGGCTAGGGCTATGACTTTTGTACTTGATTATGATATATCAAATATTAAGCCCGCAGAATATAACCCTAGAAAAATAGACGAGCATTCGTTTCAATTGTTGGTAGAATCAATCAAATTGCTAGGCATTACAAAGCCGGTTATTGTTTCAAAAGATCGCATTATTGCAGGGCATCAAAGAACAAAGGCGGCACAATCATTAGGGTTGTCTAGCATACCTGTATTTCAAATTCAAGAATTGCAAATAGAAGATGAAATCAGGTTTAACCAATTACATAACGGCACAGATTACGAAATTCACATATTAGAGAAACTAATGCCGTTTGAACATTTAGGATATCAAAGTATTTCATACAATAGTTATCAATTACCAATTCCTAAAACTCATGCAAACTTGTTATATGAGATTAACAGGCTATTGGTAAAGTATGGTAACTGGGGATGTTGTGTAGCTGCTCAAGACGGGCGCATTATTAGCGGTGCGTTGTACCTTATCGCATGTTCACAATTAAAAATTAATCCGCGTATATTTGTTTTAAGTAACAACTTGCACGCTATTGCTGCAACTGCTTTTTCAAAACAATATGGCGTATATCATTATAGCCATTTGCCAAAGCGGACTTATCATCAATCCTATGCACAAATGTTTCGCTTACGTGGTAAAGTAAAATCACAAAAAAGCACACTATATGAAACGTGCATAAACCCCGTTATTAACCAATCGCACCGCATACTAGATTTTGGTTGCGGTCAAGGCGATTATGTTAAAGCACTAGCCAAACAGGGTTACAGCATTATAGGGTATGAGCCATACACACGCCTTAAAAATGCGATCAATATATCACAGGTTCATAGACAAGTTGACGCATTAGTACAATCACTAGAGGTATACGGGTTGTTTGATGTGGTAATAGCTGATAGTGTGCTTAATTCAATTAACAGCCTCGAGGATCAACACCACGTTTTAACTTGTCTAAACGCTCTGTGCAAACCTAACGGCATGATATTTTTTAGCGGTCGCACGTTTGAACGTGAACACGGTATGACAAAAATGTCACGTCAAAAAGATGATAAAGGGTATTTACATTTTTTTGACGCTGATAATTTTTCAGCTATATACCGTAACGGCAATTGGTTTTATCAAAAATATCATTCAAGACAACAAATAGAATCATTGTGCCAGCAATATATTGGCGCTTCGTATACCGTAATTCATTCAAATCATAGAACATCATGGCAAGCGTATGGCGCTAAATCTGTTACTGTAAATCATCCTGAGTTGTCATTAGCTTATGAATTTAATTTGCTATACCCTGACAATTCAACCCTTAACCGTCATGACGATATTGTAAAAGCATATAGTAAGGCTATAGCCTATGCCACGCCCGACGAAACTAACACCTGAGACACAAGCGCGTATTATTCAGGCGCTGGAAGCTGGCAATTATTTTGAAACGGCGTGCGGGTATGCGGGGATTACATCACGTACAGGTTACGGATGGCTGGAAAAAGGACGCGAGGAAACAAGCGGCATTTATTTTCAGTTTTTTCAGGCAGTAGAAAAAGCTACGTCACAAGCTGAGCTAAAGAACGTCGCCATTATCCAGCGCGCCGCAATGGACACATGGCAAGCGGCTGCGTGGTGGCTAGAACGTCGCGCTCCTGATCGGTGGGGACGGCAACGGCAAGAGATTACCGGCAAAGACGGCAGCGACATTGTAGTCAGGATCGTGCGTGGAAATACAGATACGCCTGAATGACCTGCATGCCGGACAATCTGCCATTGTGAATCACCCGGCACGGTATCACGTCTTATGTTGTGGTCGTCGCTTTGGCAAGACGGCATTAGCGGTTGACCTGCTAGTCAATGCTGCGCTAGACGGCGAATCGTGGGCATACTGCGCTCCCAAGTATGACATGGTAACAGAGGTCTGGTCACAGCTAAAGCACATCTTAGCGCCCGTCATTCGTGCCAAGAATGAGAACCTGTATCGGCTGGAATTGATTACCGGCGGTGTGATTCGTATATGGGGTTTGTATGCTGACATCTCCATGCGCGGTCAAGCCTACAACGGCGTGATTATTGACGAAGCCGCGTACATCAAAAATCTGCTAGACATCTGGCAAAAAGCCATTACGCCTACCCTGACGGATTATCGAGGGCGTGCCTATTTCCTCAGCACACCGAACGGGCATAACGGATTCTGGTCACTGTACAACCAAGCCAATGATCCTTTATTTCCTGACTGGCAATGCTGGCATTACCCGACAGTAGACAACCCGCATATTGACCCTGATGAAGTTGATTTGCAACGCAAGCAACTACCAGAACGCGCATTCCGGCAAGAATACCTAGCCGAGTTCATTGACGATGCAGGCGGGGTGTTCAGGGGCGTGAACGATGTTTGTATATTGCCACAGCGCCTACCCTACGCAGGTGATTTTGTTATGGGTGTGGACTGGGCTAAGTCGCACGACTTTACGGTCATTAGCATGGTAGACCGCGATACCCGTCAGCAGGTATTCATGGATCGCTTCAACCAAGTTAGCTGGGAAGTGCAACGCGGTCGGTTAATCGAGATATACCGGCAATGGAATCCATCGGTTATCTATGCTGAGAGCAATAGCATCGGAGAGCCAAACATCGAAGCCCTGCAGCGTGAAGGCATTCCGGTGCGCCCGTTTGAAACAACTGCACTTAGCAAGACACCGTTGATTGACGCGCTATCGCTGGCAATTGAACGCAAGGAACTAACGCTGCTCAGGAACGAAGTGCAGCGCACGGAACTGCAAGCCTACCAGATGGAACGGTTGCCAAGTGGCAAGTATCGCTATGGTAGTCCTGACGGTGGGCACGATGATACCGTCATGGCGTTGGCGTTAGCGTGGCACGGGTGTTACACATCAAAACGATTACTACTTTGGGAATAACCAATGGCAGAGATTAAGACTGTTAGCCTGAATAAGTTTGTCGAGTTCCTGCAACAAGATGGGGACATTCTGCCAGTGGAACGCGCCTACAATGACGTGGGATGGTTCCGGCGTGCGCTGGACATTCGTTCTGATGCAGTAAGCCGAATGCCGTTTGCAATCTATCGGGGTGAGAACGAAATCGCTACCGAATCCCCGACGGACTTGATTGATCCTGAGATCAACATCCTATCGCTACTGGACTACCTTGCCAGCGACTTGGACATGTACGGCGCGTTTTATGCCCTGTACGAGACCAACCAGTTCAACCGCAATGGCGCATGGAGACGGTTGCATCCCAAGACCATCACCCCGCAATACAACGCGAATGAAGGCTTGACCGGATTCCGCCGCAGCTTTGGCAACCAGTCGCAGACCTTTGCAGTCGATGAACTGCTATACGTCTGGATGCCGAACCGGGAAGCGGAGACCGGCAACGGCACGGGGCTGGCAAAAGCGGCGTTACGGGCAGCAACGGCGCTAAGCAATGTCGAAACGTTCCAAGCCAAGTTCTTTGAACAGGGCGCGCTAAACCCGACCGTGCTGACGATCAAGAATTTTAACAACTACGCTGATTCAGATAAGAAAATGTTGCGCACATTGTTTGAACGCATGATGTCGGGTGTCAAGAATGCATTCAGGATCGTGCCGGTTGGCGAAGATGTGCAAGCGGTCAACCTGATGCAACCGTTGCGCGACATGGCAATGAATGAACTGACGGTTAGCCAGCGTGAAGCGATTGCAACGGCTCTCGGCGTGCCACAGTCTTTGCTATTCAGCAACGCGACCAACTTCGCTACTGCGACGCAAGATGACATCAACTTCTATGACAAGGCGATTGTGCCCTTTTGCCGCATGATCGAACGTCAACTGAATCAACGCTTGTTTGATCTATACGGGTATCGCTTTGAATTCCAGCCACAGCGCTTGGAAGTCTATCAGCAAATGGAAGCGACGAAGGTCGACAAGCTGGCGGTCATGCTGGATCGTGATGTGATTGACGTGAACGAGTTCCGCGAGCTAATGGGTTTGCCGGAACGTGATGACCTGTTGCAACCTGAACAGATTACCGTCATGCCCGTTCCACCACAGCAGCTACCAGCTATTGTGATAGATGAGGACAACGATCCTGAGGATGACCCTGCTATCCGCGCTGCCATTGGTGAGCTAAAAACATGGGCGCAGGTTGCCAAAAAACGACTGAAAGAAGGCACATTCCAGAAGGCATTGGAGTTCCGTGCGGACTACATTCCGGCTGGCTTACAGGGCATGATCCGCGAGCAGTTAGGCGCGGCGCTGGATACTGACAGCATTCATGCGATCTTTGCCGATGCATACGAGTACATGAACCATGCCTGACCTTGACCGCCGACAGGAATTTGAAGATCAACTAGCGCGGGGCTTGGCACGTATCTGGCAGACGGCGCGGTCTCGGTTGGTGACAGCCGTCTATCGAGAAGGCTACACGCTCGGTCAACTAGCCAACATTCCACCGGACGTTCTAGTTGAGATGCAGACCGAACTAGAACGGTTATTCCGTGATCGGCTAGACGATGTATTTGTGAACGCAGCGCAGGCGTATGCTGGTCAACTAGCGTATGGCATTGACGAAGCAGAATTGCAACAGGCGGCGGTTACGTGGGCGAATGAATACGCGCCCCTGTTAGCTCAACAGATGACTACTACGACCCGCGCATACCTAACCGACATTGCCAGACGTGCGCCGGATGTACCTGTTAATCAACGAAACTTGTTATTCCTGCTAATAGGTGCTAGTGTATCTATAGCAGGTATTGCTTACCAGTTTCGTAGTCCGTTCAATACAGGTCGGGCTGTCTCAACTGCGATTACAGAAGTAACCAACGCCATTAGCGCTGGAGAGCGTGCGGTCAATGACAAACTACAGACCGATGGTGTACGGGTAGACACGCTATGGTACACACAGCGCGATGAACGAGTCTGCCCGGTCTGCGCTCCAAGACACGGCACGACGCAGGGCACAGATTGGAACACTCCTCCACCGGCACACCCAAACTGCCGATGCTATCTTGGCTACCGGCTCACGAACGGCACGCAGGTTACCATCCTATTTGACGATAACGAAATCGCTACAGAATTAGCGAGGGTTAGACGATGACAGACACGCAAATCTACTACGGCGGCGCGATTAAAGACTTGGGTAACGGCAAGGTCGGCGGCTATCTGGTGATGTACGGGAATCCTACAAAGACTGATCTTGAAGGCGATTTCTTTACACCAGAGACCGACTTCGATCTTGAAGATAGCAAGCCTACCAGCGTCTACTACCAACACGGTCTTGACCCGGTGCTGAAACAACGCAAGCTCGGCGACGGGATGTTGGTCAAAAATGACGATGTTGGCGTGTGGGTAGAAGCGCAATTGAAGCTCAGAGATGAGTATGAACGCGCGGTTTATAGCATGGTACAAGCCGGAAAAATGGGCTGGTCATCTGGAACCGCTGCGCACCTTGTCGAGCGTGAGCCTGTCGGCAAATCCTACTACATCAAACGATGGGCGCTAGGCTTGGATGCCAGCATCACACCGACACCAGCAGAACCGCGCACGCAGGCGCTAAGCCTGAAGTCTGTGCCGGTCTTTGAACTTAAGCAGGTTATTCCAGCAGAACAGCCAGAGGCAACCCCAGAGGATGCGGATAGCATCGGGGATGCGGTGATTGCTGATAACGAATCCGTATACATTGAAGTTATGGAGACAATCACCATGTCTGAACAGCAGACGAACGAAACACCCAACGCGCCGATCACTGAAAGCGCCTTGGAAGTCAAGATGCAGCAGTTTGGTCAGCGCCTTGACGAGATCATGAATTTCATCGAAGGTTCCCCGCGTCTGATGCGTACTGGTGTCTACTCACAGGACGGCGGCGCAGCGGATGCAGGTGTCAAGTCCTTTGGCGATTTCTGCCTAGCGGTCAAACGCAAGGATATCAAGCGCCTGCAGTCGGTCTACAAAGCGCAGTCTGAAAACAGTGCGACCGGCGGCGGTTATCTCGTTCCTGAGCAGTACATCAACGAACTGATTCAGATGGTTCAGGCACAGTCTGGCATTGTTAGCCGCGTGCGTACCATCCCGGTTCAGTCTCCGTCCGGTGTTATGCCTGCTCTCGACCAGTTCCTGACCCCAACTGCAGGTGGTGGCGACACGGCATATAGCGCCGGTGTCAATACCAACAAGCGCAGCGAAGCCGGTAGCTATGCGGAAGAAACTGCCGGATTCACCAACCTTGAATACCGTGTCTATGACGCGCTGTCGGGTTATGTGCGTACCAGCCGCGAACTGAGCGAAGATGCGCCGGCAATTGAAGCCCTGCTCCGTCAGTTGATTGCAGCGTCTATGCAGAACAAGCTGGAATACTTCATCCTGTTCGGTTCCGGCGTTGGCGAACCGCTTGGCGTGCTCAATGCCAACAATGATGCAGCGGTGTCTGTCGATGCAGCTACCGACAATGCCTTCGTGATTGCAGATGTCATGAATATCATGTCACGGTTCAAGGGCATGGGTCAGCCTGTTTGGGTGATGCATCCGTCCTGCCTGCCTGATATTGGTGCTCTCAGCAACGGTTCCGGCGCGGTCTCGTACACCAGCAACCTGCAGTCTCCGATGAGTATGCAGCTGATGGGTTACCCGATTATCATCAGCGAACACATGAATCAGACCAACAACGCAAAAGATATTGCGCTGATTGACTTTTCAATGTACTACCTGTTTACACGCGGGTCTGCCTACATTGACTTCAGCGAACACGCTTTCTTTAGCACAGGTCAGGACGCTTGGCGCTTTGGTCAGCGCATCGACGGCAAGCCTGCGCTAAAAAACCGCATTACCCTTGCAGACCCGCAGGGTTCGTTCTACGTCAGTCCGTACGTGTTCAATAACGACTAGGGAGAATCAACAATGGCGAAAGTATATTTCCCTGATTACGCAGTTGCGGCGGCGACGGTGGTCGCGGCTGTGGATGGAACCACACGTGCATCGGGCTGGGTCAACATGGCAGATTTTGACTATGTGGACTTTGTGGTCAGCACAACCGACGCGGATGCGGATGCAACCATCAATGCAAAGGTACGCAGCGCCGACGATAGCTCCGGCACAAACGCCGCTGACATTACCAACCTTGCCATCACGCAGTTTACCGCTGCGGCTACGGCTAAAGTGGCTGTCCTGCGCGTGCGGGCTGACCAGCTAAACACTGGTGATACCCATGCCGAATGTCTGGTGACTGTCAGCAACACGACTGACGGCGCAATGATCTCCATCGTGTCACTTGGCTTTGGTCACAACTACGGACCTGCCAGCGACTATGACACGGCTGTTGTAGTCGAAATCAAGTCAATCTAACCGGAGCGGGGGCAGGCTTATGGCTTGCCCCTGTTTTTTGCTATATGGTCAAATTCACGTTTACTGCTGACACCCGTGCGCTAGAAATCATCAATCGCCAACTAGACGCGCTTCCTGAGCAAATCCAGCGGGCTGTGGATCGCACAACGCAGACGGCGCAACCGGCTAGAGACGAAGTTGCCCGTTATCCGGGCGCGGTCAAGTATCCGATTCAGTGGACATCCGAGAAACAGCGTCGGGCGTTCTTTGCAACCAACGGTTTTGGCGCAGGTATTCCCTATCGGCGCACAGGTGGTCTGGGTCAAGCATGGAACCTGACCAGCGCACGATCCGCTACTGGTGCTGTGCTAGTACTGGAGAATCGTGCGGCAAGTGCCAAGTATGTCTATGGCTTTTTTGGTCAACCACGTCCGCAACAAGGGTTTCACGTCAACACGGGCTGGCAGACGATAGCCAACAATAACCCACGCGTGCGGATACAAACGCAATTGGTTCAGGAATTGATTGCAAACATCCTGCTAGAAATAGGTGATGTATGACGCGATACAATAGCGATTTGACAACGGTAGAAGCGGTGGTCAGGCTGCTGGATAAAGCCGATCCCGGCACAACCCCAACGGCGCTGAATAACGAGTATGACGACTTCTATGCGCTGCTGAAAAATGATCTGATTCCAATGACTAGCGCCTATATCCAGCAATACTGCAACCGTGCGTTTGTGCCGTATGTAGAAACCAAGCATTACTACCATCGGGACATGTGGCGCAACAACACTTGGCAGAACTATCAACTGTTATTGGATGATGACCTGCTTGTTACAACGGGTATCACATGGAACGGCACGGTTCTAAGCGCGTCGGCATGGCGTGAACTTGACCCGCGCTCGCATCCTCATTACGCCATTGAGTTTGATGAGGACAACACGGCGATTGAACTGGATACCGATACGTTTGACAACAAGACCAGTGTAGCAGGCATTTGGGGATATCATACCAACATTAGCCAGATGTACCGGGCTGCTGACAGCAGTGTGACGATCAACAGTAGCGCCACTACCCTATCGGTTACAGACGCGAGCATCTACGAGACATTGCAGTACATCAAAGTGCAATCCGAGTGGATGCAGATTACGGCACGCAATGAAACAACCGATGTGCTGACGGTTCGTCGGGCGGTCAACGGGTCAACGGCTGCGAGCCATACCACGCAGGCAGTTTCAATCTTCAATCCAGTTGATGACATCCGGCAAGCTGCTACTCGTTTAGCGGCGTGGTCATACCAGCACAGGAACGATCTTGGAGACCGAATTCAGTTTGCGGACGGCACGACGGTCATTACTGCTATGCCTGCATTTGTGCGGGAAGTGCTGAGCAACAAACGGCGTATCATATTTCCATTACCAGAACGGTAAAATACAATTTGATGCACAGGATACGCGCTGTTTTGGGCGTGACAAATAGAAAATCTGTGCGACAATATAGGTACAGTGAACAGTTGTGAAATCGTCGAATCGAAGTACAAGCCCGTTGATACTGCGGGCTTTTTGTTTTCTGAGAAGCATGAGAAAACGCGCCGCTAAATGAGCAAAACAGGCTATCAGGCGTTATGGCAGATAAGTGGTAGTAAGGTAGAAATATGGCGACCAAAGCAATTCGAGACCGGATGTATACGATCCTGAATACGCTAACGGCTGTGCCGGGAACGGTTTATACCGTAGCGCCGCGCATTCCCAGAGGAGCGCAGGACTATGAAGGGTACATCCTGTATACGCGCATGGTTGGCGCATTGGCTCCGCGTGTGGTCAGTCAGCAGATTGTAGAGGAAAGCGCACAGTGGTCAGTTGAACTGCTAAGCCCTGCGCTGAACATCGGCTTTGATAGCGCTAGAGAAGATGCGATGTACGATTACCGCGATGCAATCCTTGACTTGCTGATGAAATACCCGCGCCTTGAATCTGCTGGCAGTCCGCTAGACGGCGTGTCAGGTGTGGCAATCGGGAACGAACGCTTTCAGACTCCGTACGAATGGGCACAGACTACCCGCGCATTGTGGCAAGTTACCCTTACCATTAGCGGCAAAAGGATTAGGCAATGCTAGACAAGCGAATCGGCAAATATCATGGCGATGCTCCTGCCTTGTGCGCTGCCTGTGGGCAAGCGTTGCAAAGCGGCGCAACCGGCATGGCATTGAATGACGTGTTCTATATCAAGGTTAATCCGGGTTGCGTTATCACACCCGATCAGATCAAAGAACTGCTGTTGATTGTTAGCCCAAAAAAGACCAAGAAAAGTGAGGATGAATCATGACATTACGTGGTGTGAATCAGACGCTGCTCGGACCCGTTGAATACGCATGGATTGCGAAGCGCGATAGCTCAGGCATTCCTGCAGGCATTACCGGCACGCTTAGCGCAGGCAGTGACGTGGGCTTTCGCCGGCTCAAAGGCTTTACGCAGTTTGCAGAAACCCGCCCGGCTGTGGAATTTATTCCGGTCATCGGTGATAACGGCGTGCTGGGATCGTTCACGCAGCGCCCGCAGGCTCCAGTAACCGCAAATCTGGGCGCGGCGGTGTTCGACCAGACCACTGCTGCGGCGCTGGATGGTCGTACCGTCTACACGCTTGGATCGTGGGAACTGTCGATGCGTACCAACAAATGCACGACCCTGAGCAATCTGGCGTTGATCCTGAACGGGCGTGCCATCAGCACAGAATCCGGCACGGTTGGGAATGAAGGCTGGTATACGATTTTGGTCTGGAACGTGAAAGCTCAGGAAACCGGACGTACCTATAGCGGCACATCGGGCGCGGGTCTGGAATCAATCTATGCCCTGACTGCCAACGAGATTGATACAACGTGGTGGGAAGAAGACCTGTCCACAAACTACGGTGTAGACTGGTCGTTTGCCAGCGATCCGATCATCAGCGATTATCCAATTACGGCGCATCGTTTTATCCGCAATGGCTCAACTACCAGCTTCACGGTAGACGAAACGCCAGCCGCTGCAGACAGCACATCGGTGCGCGTCTGGAACAACGGTACGGCGCTAACGTACACGACTGATTACACGGTTACAACTGCTACCAAGACTATCACGCTTGCGGCGGCTGGTTCAAGCGGGCACGACGTATTTGTCCTGTATGAGTACGAACCGACATGCTAACCAAGGCATTCGAGTGGAACGGGGCGCGCTTTGTAGTGCGCCCTATGTCGGGCATGGAAAAGGATTTCTATGTGTCGATCCTTGCAGACGTAGCAGACGCGATTTGTAAGGCGCGTAACTATGATCTGGATAGTTTGCCCCGCACGCTAGATAAGCTGATTGTGATGTTTGTGCGCTGGATGCTAGTCACAACCATCGAAGGCGACGCGCTTCCGACCTGCAACCTGATGCTAGACAACCCAGTCCCGTGTTTCGATGCTTGGGTAAAGGCTGTCACGTCTAATCAGGAATTGTGGTCATTGTGGAAGCAAGCCTATGAGGATGCTAACCGGCAAAATACCAGCCCTTTGGAACTCAGTCCCGCGCCGCAAGCCGAGAGCGCATAGCCAAACACGCAATCAACCGCGCACGCTATGAGAACTTGCAACCGGATGACATCTTTGGTTATCAGGAATACATCCGGTCTATGCAGGAACGGCTAAAAGACCTGCAACCCACGCTAGATAGTTTTACGGAAAGCCCGCATCACTCGGACAGCCTGACATGGTGGCACAACCTGAGGCAATACCACCTGCTACCATTCAGCGGCGCATGGATGGATCAACCGGCATGGTGGCTGGAAGATGTGCGCTACTTTGATTTGCTGGAAGAACAAAGCAACCTACCCCACTGGATTGCCCGTGCTGAAAAAGCGTTATCCGATGCAATGAGGACAATACGAAATGGCACAAGATAACGAAATCAAATTACAGATTGCAGTAGACGCTGACGAAGGCAGCATAGCACGCGCAAAACGGGCACTAGACGGCTTAGAAGATAGCGTCAAGGATGTTGCATCAGAGGTCAAGCGTGCGGGCAAAATTGGCGATTTTGGCGAGATTGTCGATGGTGCGAAAAAAGCCGAACGTGCTGTTGATAGTTTAGCAGACAGCGCACGGCAAGCGGGCAAAGAACTGCAATCGGCTGTTGATGTTGCCAATGATCGCTTTAGCGCCGTCAGCAATCAGGTGTCATTGGCTGGTGATGCGGAAAGTGCGCTAAACACAATCGGTGGAGCCGCAAGCGCGTTTGGCGCGGGGCAAGCTGGCGCGGCAATTGGTGTAGCTGCACAGATACCCGCATTGGTGGAAGCGTTGCCACGTTTGCAAACGGCATTGGCAGGGCTTCCAGCGGCGGCGGCAGCAGCAGCGGCGGCATTAGGTCCAGTCGGGATAGCGTTTGCAGCGGCAGCGGCGGCAATTGCTGGGGCTGTTTTGTTTGCTCAAAAAGGTGTTGAGGACTTAAAACGCGCTACAGCGGCTCGGCTAAGTGCAGAGGAAGATATTGCTACACAAATTGCAGGCGGGTTGACCACTGCCGGAGCGCAAGAGCAATTAGACGAATTGAAACGGTTGCAGGCTGAACAAACGCGGCTTGTTCAGGAAGCTGAAGCAGAACGTAAAGCCATTTTTGAACAGTCGCTACGTGATACGCTTGGGGTTGATGCTTCAGCCCGACTGCGTGAAGGCTTAGGCTTGACCAGTGCCGGTGAAGTTGATGCAGCATTGACCCGTCGTAAAGAGGCTTTAGCGGAAACATCTGCACGCATACAAGAACTAGCAAACGCAATTGAAGCAAATCGGTTTGTAGCGGAACCTGCGGCGGCGGCTATTGAATCTTTGGCACAGTCGATACCTGTCACAACGCAAGCAACTCAGCAGCGCGTTCAAAGCGAACGTCAGTACCAGAATGCGCTACAACAGACCAGCGTGGTAGCTGTGCAAAGCGCCGCAGAACAGCGCCGCGCCGCGAACCGGGAAGCTGGAGAGCGTGACCGCGACCGCGCTGCAACTCGTCGCCAGCAGTATAGCGATATGCTTGCCCGCATTCGTGACATGCAACTAGGTGAGCAGAAAGCTCTGGATGATCGTAGTGAGGCGATTCAGGACTACTACAACAATGAGCAGTCTGAACTTCGCAAGCACTACAAATCTTTAGAGGACATTCGTATTGATGCCCAGCGTGCGGAACGGGATGCCCTTCGCAGCGGTGATATATTTGCGATACGTGACATTCGCTTGCGTACAGAGGAACAGTTAAGCGATAGCACGCGAGATTTCAACTTTGATCGTTCACAGCGGGCGCAGGACTTTCGCAACCAGAACAACATCACGTTTAACATCACTAATGCCGATCCGCAGGCAGTAGCGTATCAAGTTCAACGACAATTAGCGGGGACGTTGCGGTAAATAAAAAAGGGGCTTACGCCCCTTCCTGAATTGCTTTGATTTCACGTTCTAGCCGATATTCTGCCCACCACAGCAGGTCATCAAAACGTAATGCCTGCTGGTATACTGCCGCCGCAGGTCGATGCGTGCCGGGTTCCTTCGGCTCGCCCAGCTCCTGTGCGATGTAATGCCGCAGTTCAGCAGCGCATACGTAGCGAAGCGGGTCTAGGCAACTACGAAATTTTGTGCTCATGTTGGTTACTCCTGTTTGATTACTTGACTATACATACATTATAGCTTAAGTAGTACCACTTGTCAAGCATTTAGTTAAGCAATTTTTAGAGAATAAGGTCATCAATGCCACTGATAACGACTGACTACAAACTAGCCGTTGGGCATAACAACGCGGCGGGGTTGACTGCTATCACGTCTATCACCGATGGCACGCTGGCATTGACCGAGCCATTGCAACTGCCCTTCTATACCAGAGGCTTGCGCCGAAACAGAACCGACGGGCGTATTAGCTACGCTGGGATGCCGTCTACTGTGCTGGTATTCAGCTACCTGACTATTTCACAATGGGCATATTTTCGGACAACCTATGAGGGTCTTGTAACCGCCCGGCTTGCGTTAGCAAGTACTACTTTTGCAAACTACAACGGCGTGCTAGTCTTGCCTGATCCAAGTGAACTGGAATACGGGGTGATCTACAACGAGGCGGGCGTGCTATTCAATGCGTATCGGTCTGTGCAAGTGCAGTTAAATCATCTTGAGGCATTGTAAATAAAAAAGGGGCTTACGCCCCTTTTGATTACAGATTGATTTGATATGTTCTGCCTGTGCTCCACAAAATAGCTGTTTTGTTATCATCAGCCCATGAGCTTTCAGCCCATATCATGTTGTCATGCCCTAAAACGCTAAATGCTGCATCAGCTAGTGAAAGCGTGTTAGTTTCAACAAAAATGTGAACTTGACCAGTTGAACGAACAGTTGCAACTACATGAGTGCAAACGGGTGCTAAGGTTGTTTCAATTGTGGCTTTTAGTTCTTCACGGGCTTTGATTGTCATTAGTTTCATCATGGCTTGGAACTCCTGTTTGATTACTTGACTATAAACTAATTATATGTCAAGTAGTATCACTTGTCAAGTGTTTTACCACCAATTTCTAAGGATTGGCTATGCCATTCATCGGTGCGTTATCCGGTACAAATTTGACCAACATGCGCGGCGATTATGCCGGGCGTGCGTATGTTTGCATCACACCTGCGACCATCATCCTGCAGGCACGGGTCAACATTACGCAGACCGGCAAACGCGCTACGCTGACCTATAACAACGTGGTCACAGGCAGCCACACTAACCTGCGCGATGGCATGTTGGTATTGGTTCATGAAACGCAGACCGATCTGTATAACTATTGGTTTCGTGGTCGCATACGTGGCTCAGGATCAACTAGCAGCACGCTGAACATCAACGAGACCGATACCAGTGCGCCGGTCAACTACTACGTGACGGTTATCGAGGACTATGATGTTTTCCCGCGCCTTGCCAGACGTGCCAACGATACCAACTATGTAGACTTTAACACGGCATTTCAGCGGCTTGCGCCTTGCATCAGCGGCTTGCAATCCAGCTATGTGACGCATACAACCAGTAGCAGCGCAAGCCTGTCATTTGCGCCCACGGTCAGCGCAATGGAATCCGGCGCAACCATCAGCACCTATGCGTGGTCGGTTGCGGACGGCACGATTACCGCCGGGGCAACTTCCACAAAGGACATTACGGTCAGCTTCCCGGCGTGGGCTAGTGGTGGGAATGACGGGCATCGTTGGGTTAGCTTGACTGCTACCGATAGCAACAGCGTAGCGCATACGTTTCGATTTGAAGTGTTTGTCGGGGACTTAACCCGCGCTGGATTTGTCCTGCAGGCAGTCGATAGGATTAACTACTCTGCTACGTGGGATAACGGCTACAACGGGCAGATCGTGGTACACGGGAGCGCCGCTGGGTTGCTTCCTAATCAGCGCGTGACCATCGCGTTTCGTGACCGCTATAGCGCAGTGACCACGCCCATGAATACGAGCGTGGCAATGGTCGGTAGGCTTCGTGCCGATAGCATGACCAATGCTGGTGAGGATTACGTCACAGAAACCACGTTTACAGTTGAAGGCTTTGGAACGCAGCTTGCAAACCTTGCTTGCCCCAAGTTTGCGTGTTTCGACAAGGATACGCCTGCTGACTGGGGAGACATGATTGACCCGTCTCCGGTTCGAGCAATTTGGCATACCGTGACACGCTTTAGCACGTTTGCTACCGTGTGCGCGTTTGATTTCCTGAGCGACACTAATAACTACCAAGCTGGCATTATCGAGATCGAAGCACAGGGAATGCTAGACGGGATTAACCGGGTAGCAGAACGTATCATGGCACAGATTACCTTTGCGCCGTCTGGTGAATGGCGTTTGCGCCGTCACGCTAGCTACCTGTCTACTAGCGACAAGACTGGATTGGTTACTGTTGCTAGCCTGACCAGCCGCGACATGCTGGATTTCACGATTGACCGCCCGCATTTGCCGCGTGTTGGCTATGTCGAGGGTGGTGCGCTGTTATACGCGCCTGCTACCAAGACCTATACGTTTTATACGGCTAAAGCGCCTTCGATCATGAATACGTCGGGAGAAGAAATTCAGCAGGTAAACGGGCTGATTCTCAAAAGCACGGATGTAGCAGGCGCGACCAATGAGCTATCTCGCGTGGTAGGAACGCATTTGTCACGGATGCAGAACCTGTATCGGCTAGACGTGCGCTTGTATGACGCATGGCGCGAGATCGTACCATCCAATTACGATTGGTACACGTTCACCATTGCGACAAGCGACAACAACAGAGGCATTAGCATCGGCACGGGACGTTACTACCTGCTAGAAAGCGCGTCGTGGTCGGTAGATGTTGCTACCGGAACGCTAACGGTACAGGCGCAGTTTGTGCAGGATGTAGACGCGTTTGGCACGGCTCAGGATGTTGCACGAGTTCCCAACGTGACACCCTACCCGCAGCAGCCGATTACCTTGCCCTACGGTGGGACATACGTGCCTGAGGGTGCTGGCACAACCTACACCCCAACCGATACGCCTGATGGCAATGAAAACCCGATTCCATCTAGTGCGCTTGACCCGATGACTGGAAGCCCTGATGCCGTTGCGCCGCAGCCTATCGGATTGTATGGCATTTACTATGTGTCATATTTAGGCGCTGTGGCAACTACCGATTTTACGCAATTGAATAACGTTATCTACACAATTGAAATTGAGGGCACTGCTAATCTTGGCTCAACAAACGCTGGTGTTTTGTACAATTACAAAGCATCAAACGCTAATTTAGTAATTGCTGCCGGAACGTATGTCAATGGGACTGGGATTACGTTTCTTGCTTCAATTTTTAGTACAAATTGGTCGTGCAACATAACGCAGACGCTTGGAGGAACTACAACAGTAGCAAGCGTTAAAATTACGCATGTACGTTATACAGGTTTAGGCTTTGGGGCAAGTGCCGCAGTAACAATTCAATTGCTTAGCTCAACTGACACAGTTTTAGCAAGTCAATCAACGCAACAAGCAGCATTTGTAAGCGGACAAGAAGTTACGCAAACTATCAATTTTACTACTCCGGTTACAAACGTAGCTAAGATTAAAGTAATTGAAACGCACAATTGGACAGCTTCACAACCAAGAATTACCGCTATGGAATATTTTAGCGATGTGTTAGGCCCAAACGGTGAAGCAGACGCTTTTTACTACGGCTTTGGCAACGGTGGAACTGCAACACGCTTTGCAGTCGGTCAAGGACTTGTAACATGGAACGGGATTGCAAACATTGCATTTCCTGTTATTCCCCCATACAACGATACGCATCGCTATACCATGCAGGTCATTGGTGATAATAGCTTGACTGGATTACGGTTCCGTTATGCATTGTCTAGCTATACAGGTGTAGAAGCGCGGTTTTTGCAGTTGAAGATCAAATTCTCAATCTAAGAGGGTTTATGACCTACCTACCCTTTGATAGCTTAGAAGTCATCCAGCGCGATAACCGCCGCGCTGCGTTGCAAGACAAGGCACGGATTAAAGCCATTCTCGGCAACCATGATGGCGTGTTGTACGTGCCGGGATTCAATGGCAACCGTGTCTATGTCAGGGTACAGGGCGCTGCGGATGCAAACGGGACATTGCAATATCAGCAGGTGACGGTGGCGCGGCTGACAGGATCAAACTTTCTGCTATATGCTGATGCGCCTGTCCTACTGCGCTATGACCATAACAACAATCTGGTCATTGAATCTTCAGATTATGAGTTGATTGAAGCAACCGGATCGCTGTCTATGGCAGTGGTCAACGTTTCCAATCCTCAGCTGAATTATGTGGATTTGCGGCAAGCGTTGATCTTGCTCAGCAGACCCACGACAACTGAAAGCAATAGCACAACAACGGTTTATGTTGCGCAATGGCTATACGACTATCACGGCGCATACCATGAATTCGAGGGCACGCCACAGGCAGCGGACAAGGTTAATCTGTCTAGCTACATCCCTAGCGCAGGGAATCATCGAATCGTTCAGCTATGGATTGATACCTATACGCGCTCGGTACGTGTGACCGCGAGCACTGTGCAAGCCCTGAC